TCATCGCTGCCGCTGCTTCGTTTGTCAATGCTTCTGCGAATTGAGAAACAGTAGCTTGTGATAATTCATTAGCCGTTACCAGATTGTCTGTTACCCTGATTAAATTTTTAAGATTAATCGCTGCATTCTTTGACGATAGCCCAAGTGCTGCCTGAGAACCAACTGCCATCTCAGTAGCCGAACTCAAATCAAAGGAGCCTGCTGTAGCAAATCTTTCCACAGCACTAAGTGCTTTTAATGATTGCTCAGCAGAAAGACCAGCAGAGCCGAGATAGAAATAAGCCTTCGCAAGTTCGGTAGCTGATTTGACTGAACGCAGAGATATTTTTATAGCAGTCTTTTCCATCTCTGCCCGCAGACTGACGGAAACATTCTTCATGATAGCTATCGACTTTGTCATAGCATCATCAAAGTTAGCAAATGCCTTGGTAGAAGCACCCATCGCAGCAATAATAGCAATCCCTGCCAGCTTTGCATATTGAGCCATTTTGCTAAACGCTGCTTTGACGGAAGACCTGATACTCGTCATAGTCCTTGAAACTGATGACTTAGCTAATGCAAGCTGTGTTCTTAATTGTCCTGTATTTGCTGTTATAAGAACAGAGGCGGTTAAAAAATTCATTTACTAAACTCCTGCTCAATTTCATAGCATACTAAGATTGATTCAAAAGTTTCTTTTACATCTTCCGTATAAAGCTTAATGACATCTAACGCCGTTCCGTAATTAAGCCCTATAATTTTACCGCTTGGAGCCATGATTACCTGATTTCTAACACGCAAATAGATTTTCCAAATTTCATGGTTCGATTCATCCAACATTACATAACATTTCTTGCATGGTGGTTCTCTGCCATCCGAATCATAAAGCTCTACACAGTCTTCGCAGTCGGGCTTGTCGAGTTGTCGTCGGATGAATCTTCTAAGTTTTTTACCCGAGCCTCGTCCAACGACTTATTTACTTCGACTAATTCACTTAAAGAATCCGCTACAAACTTCACAAAGTCAGTAACTTTCATCATCCTGATTTTGTTTTCGGAATTGCATTCTAACAACTTGCCATCCAGAGAGACTACTTTCCAACCGGTAATGCAAAAATCCCAGCGAAGTTTTGAAGCTAATTTCTCATCAACCTTAACGTCGTCAATAAGCACGCCTTTCATAATTTTCTTCTTGTGCCTGACGGTCAGTTTTTCAATCCTGTCAAATTCATCGGGAGGAAGTTCTCTCAGGCACACGCCACCAAGTTTTTCATTGTCCGGATCAAAATAAAACCATTGACCATTATTTTTTGAAGTAAAATTTGGCATCTATAATCTCCTTTCAAATTTATTATTTTATGACGGGCTGATACTCGGACTAATCGAAGCACTAAGCGAAGCAGACAAGCTTGAACTGATACTAACCGAAGCGGACAAACTTGCAGAGAACGATGCCGAGATACTGGGCGATGTATCATTTACCTGCTCCAAGTCTCCATTAACATGCAACGTTGCTGAGAATGTCCCGATACCACTCTTATCGTCACCAACATTATTAACATTGGTAACAATAACATGTGAGCCAGCTGAAGGAGCCATGTATACAGTATTTGAATAATCCGTATACAATTTAATGTCTCCAATTAGTGTCGCAGCATCGAAATAAGTCTTGAGCAATTTCTGCCCGGCATCACTATCGACAAGGTAATGGCCATTGATGGCAATATCACCACCTACTATTTGTAGGGGAAGCTGCATTATTATTTCATCCCCAAACTCATCGATATCCTGCATATTGCGAGTTTCGCCAGAGTAAGTCCATGTAACAATCCCTCCAACCTTTACCGTTCCGAGATAAACCCTGCCTTTGTATCCTGCTTTAACGTTACTCATTGTCTTAGTCTCCTAAACTTTTTTGTAAATAGATTCGATAAGTTGCTGAATATTGCCACACCTTTTCTACTTTGAAAAGTATGGCCGATTCTCTTTCTAAACTGATACATCGATAACCTACAATCGATAATTCAACATCCTCAAAATCAAATGCCGTTTTTAATAATTCAAAACAGGCACACACCTCATCTGAAGATGATAATTTACTAAATAAACTGAATTGGATAAGACAGTTTTCAAATTTTTCCGAGAATGTCCAATCAGGAGTATTGCTTGGCATTGAAAACGTGCCATAAGGAAAAACTGCTTCTGCGGGAGCTTGTGTATCATATAAATTAGTAAGCCCACAATTCCCTACAGCAACCCAGCGTTCATAAATAGCTTTGAATAATGATTTCATATTGTTCCAAACAATGCCCTGATTGCTTTTCTATTTGCTTCAAGTGCCGGACGAAGATATGGCCTTGCTGACATTTTTCTTGTGCCCAATTCTACATAAGGAGCATACTCAAGATTAGAGCCAACTTCGACTTCACGTTTCGGAATAAGAGGCTGATGCGTTATTGACCTTTTCAATGCTCCTGTTTTTACAGGGACAATTTGCTTAGCAGTTTTTTCTACCATCAAAGCTGCTGTAACGAGTGCTTTGCTGATTTTTATATCAACCGCATTCAATACGCCTTCTGTATTATCTATCATCGGTATCTCGTATCATAAATTTTCGCAGTAATTCTTCGCCTTCGTTTTTTATTCGGCTCAAAGTCAACTCATATTTGTGTAACCGGTTCAGGAGCACAACTAATTGATCTGTTAGCTTTTCAATGTGTTTTTCGTCTTTTTTACTCATCTTACAATCTTTCAAGGTTAGAATGCCTTAATATCACCTTGTTTAAGGCATCTGACGCTCGTTCTCCTGCGTTTTCTTATATAAGCCTATAGATTATACACATTTTTGCTTTAAGCCCTTAGAACGCATCCTGGTTACCCTATTAATTTCAAGCTAATTACCAATCTTTTATCCTTGTTATCGGGATTACTGACATCTACAATTTCATACGTCTTGGAATCGTAGGTAGCCCTGTCATTAGTAGTGACATCAATGACCCTACAAAATAGTTTAGCATCACAATAATGAGTATCCTTTGTAAACTGAACTTTTTCAAAACCTTTACTCCAAACTATTCGGCAGGGTAAATCATTATGTAAAACATTCTCAACTTCCGTCCATCCACCTGCCCCGTCGGAAGTTTTGACAACTCTGAGAATATCAACTTTTGCATTGTATTGCATTTTAAGTAGCAGCCAACATCGGCTTCCTGCGAATATAATTTCGAATCAATCTATCTGCTTCATGAATGCCGGTTAAGAACTTTTTGAATTCCCTGTTATAAGTAGCATCAGCAAGCTTATCGGAGACAACATCTTCATACATAGTATATAGAGTCTCGTCATTCTCATACCGGCAAAGAATTACTGCTGCCCGTTTAATTGATACAGGGCAGGCATCCCATCCATAAGTACCTGTAATTTTAATATTGTTTCTGCCTTTGGAGAAAAGCCCATGTTTATATTTCATACGCAAAAGCAATTCAGGATCATCTATTCCACCAGTTGCAGATTCCGGGTCGAGATAAACCGAATCAATATCAAATGTGTACCAGCTTGTAGCCAAGGCAATTCCATAGACCAGTATTTCGGTAACGGAAAGAATATTTGGGTATAGATTAAGGACTAAATTATCTGCTCCATTACCATCCCGATAGATAACAAAATCTTCGGCATAAAAATAATCATGAGTAAGACTTTCGATAAGTTGTTCTGCCCTATCGATAGTTTCCTGACGATCTACCGTAACTGCTGGAGTTGGCCAATTGTCTACATCTGCCTCAACTATATAATTTCCTGCCGCTGTCATAATTATCCTTTACTTTAAGTTGACGGACTTAAACTCGCACTAATAGAAGCTGAAATACTCGCACTGATTGAAGCAGAAACACCTGATGGACTAATGCTCGCTGACAAAGAAGCAGAAATACTGGCACTCGGACTAACAGAAGATGAGATGCTTGAACTTACGCTTAAACTTTCGCTCGGACTAATCGAAGCCGAAATGCTTGCAGAAATACTTGCGGAAATACTTGGACTAATAGAAGCACTTAATGAAGCTGAAGGTGAGACTGAACTTGATATGCTTGAACTTTCACTTGTGCTTTCGCTCGGGCTGATTGAAGCAGATAAGCTTGCTGAAATACTGGCAGATAAACTTGCTGATAAGGAAGCAGAAATACTTGAACTAAGCGAAGCACTTCGACTTTCAGAAGAACTAATGCTTGCCGAATGACTTGCTGACAAACTCGCTGATAAACTTGCACTCGGCGAAACTGAAGCAGATAAGCTCGAACTAATACTTAAACTTTCACTCGGGCTGATTGAAGCTGATAGAGAAGCTGACAGGGAAGCTGAGAAACTTGCTGAGATACCTGATGGGCTGATACTTGCCGACAAAGATGCTGATAAACTTGCACTCGGTGAAACAGAAGAACTTAAACTCGCCGACAAAGAAGAACTTAAACTGGGTGATAAAGAAGGACTAAGTACTTTTACCCTGTCCATCCAATCAGCATCAATATGCTCATCCCAAGTCAAATTCAAACTACCTTCATTGTCATCGACTAATGAAACAAATGTAAACAAATAAGCAGTATTCCTTCGTAGAACTATATGATAAAAAGCCCCACCCCCAGACTTACCTGCAGTTCTCGCATGTATCCTGGCTGCTACCCCGGCGGCTGTAATTGTAGGCGTATGAACTAATGTGACAGTAGACCTGTTTGACCTAACATTTCTATCTCGATTTATCGGACGCTGGGCCGTTCCATCAGTCACATTAAATTGTGCAGCAACTCCAGTATCTTCATAGATTGACAGAACTGCCGGGGTATTAGCCTCCGCATGTGCCGATATATGAATCCGCATATTCGAATCTGGTGTTGTCAAAAGGAAAGACAATGGAGCAGCAATATCAAAAGCATTGACGGCAGAAACTATACTTGCTATAAAGCCG